TGTATAGTCGCAATCGGAAAGCGGCTGAAGAGGCTTATGACGCTCTTCAAAACCTTCGCGAAGAAGAAGCTGAAATGCTGGAAGATCGCGCTAAGAAAAACATGGATGTTGAGCAAAAAGCATCCGGGGGCATTGTAGGCTCTGCATCTAAGCGCGGTGACGGTATAGCGCAGCGCGGCAAAACTCGCGGCAGAATGGTGTAATGAAAGCTCCGCAGAAATCGCTCAAGGACTGGACAGCCCAGAAATGGTCTACCAAGTCCGGTAAGCCATCATCTAAGACGGGTGAGCGGTATCTCCCAGAGGCAGCTATTAAGTCTCTTAGCCCGCAAGAGTACGCAGCTACCACAAAGGCTAAACGAGCCGGGAAAGCCAAAGGTAAGCAGTTTGTAGCTCAGCCTAAAAAGATAGCTGAAAAGACAGCGAGATTTAGATGACCACCTCCGGCACCACGCTATTCAACTTAGAATTTACAGAGATCGCTGAAGAGGCGTGGGAGAGGGCTGGCCGGGAAATGCGGTCAGGTTATGATTTGCGTACAGCCCGCAGGTCTATGAACCTGATGACGATAGAGTGGCAGAACCGTGGTATCAACATGTGGACCTTCAACCAAGGTGCCATTACGTTGACTCCCGGTCTTAATACGTATGCCCTGCCTTTAGATACGATTGACCTGTTAGAGCAGGTTATCCGGACGGGAGCTAATTCCTCGTCCACGCAGGCAGACTTAAACATCACTCGTATCAGCGTATCTACGTACGCTACGATCCCTAATAAGTTACAACAGGCCAGACCTATTCAGGTTTGGATTCAGAGACTTTCAGGATCTGTAAGCCCCACCGGGGCTACGTTGTCGGGATCTATTAACGCTTCTACGACGACGATTACGTTAAGCTCTACTGCCGGTCTGCCGTATGCCGGGTTTATTAGGATTGATAGCGAAGATATTGCTTACGGATACCTAGACGGGAATACGTTAGGTAACGTGTTTAGAGCGCAGAACGGAACAACTGCTGCGTCTCACTCTAGTGGGGCTGCTGTTTTTAATCCAAACCTGCCTGCCGTCACTGTATGGCCCACGCCGGATAACACGCAGACGTACCAATTCGTGTATTGGTATTTGAGGCGCGTACAGGACGCCGGAGCAGGTTTGCAGACGGCAGATATGAACTTTAGGTTCTTACCTTGCTTAGTAGCAGGGCTTGCATATCACATTGCTATGAAAGTACCTGAGCTTATGAACCGTGTACCTATGTTGAAAGAGGTATACGAAGAACAGTTTAATATCGCAGCCGGGGAAGACCGGGAGAAAGCTGCCATTCGCCTAGTTCCGCGTCAAATGTTCTTAGGTTCTGGCATATGAGAATTGTGTCTCGTCAAGAAGCAATTGCCAGCGGCGCTACAAAGTATTTTACTGGCGAGCCTTGCGCAAAAGGTCATATTTCTGAACGGTATGTAGCCGGGGCCTGCTGCCAGTGCGTATCTCTAAAAAAGAAAGAGCTTTACCAACAAAACCGTGAACGCGTGTTGCAATACATGAAAGTGCAAGGTGCGTTGTACCGCAAGGCCAACCCAGACAAACGTAGCGCTAATAGTGCAAAATGGAAACAAAACAATAAAGAACGAGTTAGGCTATTAGAAGCTATTAGACGAGACGCTAATCGGCAGCAGTTTCGAGAGAATGCAAAAAAATCTTATTACAAACATCGTGAAAAAAATTTACAAAGACAAAAGGAATGGCGTCAAAGTAACAAGGGGATGGTGAACGCGTTTACCGCAGAACGTAAGGCTACAATCTTGCAAAGAACGCCAAAATGGTTGACCAAGGAAGATAAGTGGTTGATTAAAGAAGCGTATGAGTTAGCCGCTTTGCGCAGCAAAATGTTCGGGTTTGCGTGGCATGTAGACCATATCTTTCCTTTACGTGGCAAGACCGTTAGCGGGTTACATGTCCCTGAAAATTTGCAGGTCATACCGGAAATCGTTAACCTGCAAAAAGGCAATAGAATATAAATGGGTAATCAATTTGCCAGCGGCAAAAAAGCGATTGCGATGTGTGATCGCTGCGGTCAGCAATTTAAGCTGCAAACCCTGCGCGAAGAGATAATCAAGACTAAACGTTATAACCTGCTGGTTTGTACTGAATGCTATGATCCAGATCATCCCCAGTTGCAATTAGGGATGTATCCTGTAGATGACCCGCAGGCGTTGCGTAATCCCAGAAGGGATACGACGTATGTAACGTCGGGGACGAATGAAGACGGGTTTCCTTCCGGTGGATCTAGGGATATACAGTGGGGATGGAACCCGGTTGGCGGGGCTAGTTCTAGTGACGCTGGATTGACGCCCAACTATCTTGTAGCCATCACATCTGTTGGAACTGTGTCAGTAGTAACAACGTAGGAGTTATCATGGACGCCAAAAAAGCGGTTCACAAACACGAGAAAGCGATGCACCCCGGTAAACCTCTTACGAAGTTCGCTAAGGGTGGTAAGACCAATCTCCAGATGAAAGAGATGGGTCGGGGTCTTGCTAAAGTTGCGAACCAGATGAAGTCGGTTCGCAAAGTGCCCAAGGCGGGGATCTAAGATGAACAAGAAACAGCCCAAACCTGCCCCGAAGGTAGACCTTAAGAATTCTGGATATCCGGAAAAGAACGTTAAGACTTCCGGCGTCAAGATTCGTGGTACTGGGGCGGCGACTAAAGGTGTAATGGCCCGGGGGCCGATGGCTTAAGCTATGCAGTACACAGAGTTAGCAGCAAATGTTGAAGACATCGTTGAGAATACTTTCACCGATGCTCAGATGGCTATGCTGGTCCGGCAGGCCGAACAGAAGATCTATAACACTGTTCCAACTGCAAACCTGCGTAAGAATGTCTACGGACAGTTTACAGCTAACACTCAGTACCTATCGGCTCCTGCGGATTTTCTATCCGTTTATTCCATCGCGGTTATTACGGGCGTAACGGGTGCACCACCCGATATCAATACAGGGACTTACGCTTTTCTAATCAACAAAGACGTTAACTTTATTAGAGAAGCGTATCCAGCACCTAACTCAAAAGGTGTGCCTAAGCATTATGCTATCTTCGGCCCGCAATCGAGTAATGAGACAGAGTTGACGTTCATCGTCGGCCCAACTCCAGATGCAGCGTATTACACCGAGCTTCACTATTACTATTACCCTGAATCTATTGTTCAGAGTGCTATTGCAACATTGGGTGCAATCACTGCTGGATCGTCTTACACCAACGGGACGTATTTTGGTGTTCCGCTTACCGGCGGTTCAGGTTCAGGGGCAACGGCCAAGATTGTTGTTTCTGGTGGGGCGGTAACGTCTGTAACGCTTCAGAATCCGGGTGTGTTTTACGCTGTTGGAAATACGCTTTCTTGTGCTGCTTCTAGTATCGGCGGAACCGGGTCAGGGTTTAGCATTCCAGTTGCTACTGTATCGAATGCAAACGGTGTTACATGGCTGGGTGAGAATTTTGATATTGCTCTGCTAAATGGAACCATACTTGAAGCGGCTAGGTTCTTGAAAGCAGAGCCGGATCAGATTGCTGTATACAACGACAACTACGGTCAATCCTTGTTGTTGCTCAAGAATTTGGGCGATGGCAAACAGCGGACGGATGCGTATCGTGACGGTATTTATAGAGTGCAGCCTAAATGATCGTCCAGACGCAAACCACGAGCTTTAAAGCAGAGTTGTATCAGGCTATACACGACCTGACTACAGATGTGCTTAAGCTCGCGCTCTATACGGCAGACGCTAATTTAGACGCTTCTACAACCGTCTATACAAGTGCCAACGAGATCACCGGAACAGGTTATTCCGCCGGTGGTAACGTAGTTACTGGTGCTGCTATTAGTAGCAGCGGATACACCGCTTGGGTGACGTTTAACAACGTACTATGGGTGCCTGCTGCATTTACTACTCGGTGTGCTTTGTTGTACAACACGAGTAAGGCAAACCGTGCTATCGCGGTTTTAGACTTTGGTTCAGACAAGACTTGTACGAATACCTTTACGGTCACCATGCCGGGAAATACAGCCACGACGGCGTTGATTCGTTCAAGCAACTGACACATCTATTGAGGTACCTGCAATGCCTACTTCTTGGTACCCAAACAATACCGTTCAGACGCCAAGCTGGGGTGGGGTTACAAACACCCAATCGCCGGGATGGGCAGGTGTGTCTAACACACAGGCACCGGGGTGGTTAACGATAACCAATACGCAGACGCCGGGATGGGGAAATATAACCACCACCCAAACTCCAAACTGGACTAATGTTTAGGGTAAAACATGGCTGAAAAACTTTTAAAGTTTAATTGTTTGAGTTTATTTAAATCCTTGTAAATGATCGATCCGGTAACCGCCCTTGCAACCGCTACTGCTGTATTCAATGGAATCAAGAAAGCGGTTGAGATTGGCCGAGAAGCCGAGGATGTCTTTGGACAACTCGGTAAATGGGCCGGGGCGGTTGCTGACATTCAGGAATGGGTGAGCGGGGAGCAGGCCAGACCTTCAATCTTTAAGAAGATTACCTTTTCCAAATCCGCCACCGTAGAGGCGTTTGATGCTTACGCCGCTCAGGTTAAGATCCAAGAGATGGAGAAGACTCTCTACCACTGGTTCCATTACGGGCCATTGCAGCACCTAGGAAGAGAAGGCTACATCGAGTTTATCCAGATGCGCCGGAGAGTAAAAGAGCAGCGTGAGAAAATGATTTACGAACAACTCCGACGCCGAAAGAAGTTGATCAGGAACGCAAGTGATGCAGGTTTGATAGCGGTGGTTGTGGCAACCGGTGGTTTGATTATGTTTCACATTATCATGTTCATAGTAGACAGGTGGCCGAGGTGAAGTACATCTTTGGCGTCATCGTCGTGTTACTGGCCGTTCTGGTGTTAGCCCTCGCAGAAATAGCCAAATGATTGATATTACAAAGACCATAGGAGCTATTGCCGCAAGCGTTGCTGCGCTGGGTGGTGGTTATACGCTCGCAGACAAGATCGGATGGTTGGATAAAGCGATCATTGAGTGGGCACCGGAGCACTTTAAGATTGAACCTGCCAAGCTGGGTGAGCCAATTACAGTGACGGTGGCGAGGATCAAGAAGCGAGATGATTGCTCGGTGGAATCGTTCATCCCAAGTATCCGAGACGGCAAGGGTATGGTGCATGAGGCGGTTCCATCGAACCCCAAGTTCTCCGGCCCAGCCAGTCCAGAGATTGACACATTTACCTACACATTGAGCGTCAAGTCTGAGATGCAGCCCGGAAAAGCCACCTTGCTTGCAACCATCAAGTACAAGTGCCCGGAAGGGGATAGAACAGTCTCCTACCCAAAACACAAGAACCTTAGTTTTAATCTGGAGGCAAAATGATCACGCTACTGACTACGCTTCTGTCCTTCCTCGCCGGGGGCCTGCCGAAGCTGCTGGACTTTTTTCAAGACAAGTCCGACAAGAAGCACGAACTTGCCCTTGCTCAAATGCAGATTGAGCGGGAACTGGAACTCAGAAAGGCAGGTTTTGAAGCACAGGCGCGAGTCGAGGAAATTCGTACAGATCAGCTTCAGGTCGGTGCAGAGGTGACGATGGCTCAAACCGCCTTGGCTGAGAAGCAAGCCCTGTACGCGCACGACATTGCAATCGGGGAAGGCGCAAGCCGCTGGGTGATCAACGCCCGCGCTCTGGTAAGGCCGGTCATCACCTACGGGATGTTTGCTCTGCTCTGCTTCATCAACATCTTCGGGGCGGCTTACGCTTGGCATCTGGGAACCCCGTTTGCAGAGGTGATCGCTAATCTGTGGGACGCTGACACTCAGATCATCTGGGCGTCAATCATAAGTTTTTGGTTCGGAAGCCAAGCGTTCAGCAAGAAATGAACGCGCTGATCAAAATGCTGAAGCACCATGAAGGTGTTCGGTATCGACCATACCGATGCGGGGCGCGGCTTTGGACCGTGGGCGTTGGAAGGTTGATCGACCCCTCGCATCTCAAGGTGCCCTATGAACGCCGCTTAGAGCTTCCAATCCCCGAGGGCTGGGACAGAACACTGACAGAGGCAGAAGTCGATGCGCTACTTCAAGAGGATCTTCAGCGGTTTCTTCCGGGGGTACTCCGACTATGTTCTGTGGTTCCTCTTAGCAATCGCCATCTTGCACTCGCTTCGTTCGCTTTCAATGTTGGGCTAGGCAACCTTCAGAACTCCACCCTCCGTATGAAGCACAATAGAGAAGACTATGAAGGAGCTTCGGAGGAGTTCAAGAAGTGGAACCTATCCGCTGGTAAAGTGTTACCGGGATTGGTGACTCGCAGGCAGGATGAGCGGGCGTTGTACTTAAAGGCGTAACTATGCTCAAGAAATTTCTGTTAAAGCCCGGCGTTAACCGCGAGAATACGCGATACACCACGGAGGGTGGCTGGTATTCGTCTGACAAAGTTCGCTTCCGTCAGGGCACGCCGGAGAAGATTGGCGGCTGGGCGCGGATCAGTGCTAATACGTTTTTAGGTATCTGCCGGTCGTTGTGGGTCTGGGCCACACAGTCTGATGATGTCCCCATCGGAGTTATGACATCTACTAGACAATACGTATCGCTTAATGGCGTATATGCGGACATTGGCCCGAATACGGGGCTTACAAATGGCGCTACCTTTGCCGCCACCCCCGGGTCGTCATTAATTACTGTTTATACCAACCTAATCCCTGCCACTACATATTGGGCGGGAGCTTGGGTTGTTATAGAAAATCAAGCAAGCCTTGGCGGCAATATTACTTCTGGATTGTTAAATGGAAAACATACAATTGTAAGTGTAGTCTCGCTTTCTCCTGCCGCGTTTACAATTGATGCAGGCGTGCAAGCTAACTCTAGCGATACAGGCAACGGGGGTGGCGCTGCTACTGCACGGTTTTTTGAACCTGCTTGGAGTCAATACGCTAGTCAAGCCAACTTTGGGCAAGACCTGTTATTTGTGTATCGAGGTGGATATCTTTGCTCATGGCCCGGGGGTTGGACGTTTTTTATTAACGCCACCACGGTAGGGATATCTTGCACATCCAGCGGCCCGGTGGTTATTACTACAACCAACCCATATAACAGTTTAACCAATTCAGACTCGCCACTGCCAGTGGTATTTAATGAAGCTATTCCCCCGTCTATAAGCGCAGGGGTTAAGTATTATTTAAAGAAAGCTGGCGCTAACAATATATTTAATGTTTACACAACTTCAACGTATTCTGGTTCGCCTATAAATGGGGCTGGCACGTATTCACTAACCACTACAGTAGATATCAGCGCCCTTCGTGTTTTTGATGAGGCAACCGCTGCCAACTCGCCAGACGCAGTAAATTATATTTTAGTGTCTGACGTGTTTAGATTTGTTTTTTGTTTTGGGGTAAATAATTATGGAGTTACTGGCGGGACATTCCCGTCTAAAGATTTAATTTCGCCTATGTTAATTCGTTGGTGTAATCAAGAAGATTACACAGACTGGACTCCATCCGCCACCAACCAAGCGGGCAGCCTGATCCTTTCTCGCGGTTCGGAAATCATCACCGCTGCTCAAGCCCGGCAAGAGGTGCTGGTCTGGACAGATGCGGCTTTGTACTCTCTCCAGTACCTAGGAGCAGACCCTTGGTGGGGCGCTCAGATTGTTGGAGACAACATCTCTATCGTCAGCCAAAACGCTTGGGCATACGCCGCAGGCACCGCGTTCTGGATGGGGCGGGATAAGTTCTATCTTTATAACGGTAACGTAACAACACTGAACTGTGACCTACGTCAGTACGTATTTAGCGACATCAACACCGCTCAGTACGATCAAGTCTTTGCTAATACAAACGAAGGGTTCAATGAGATTTGGTGGTTCTACTGTTCTGCCAACTCGTCTACTATTGATCGGTACGTTGTCTACAACTACGTTGAGAACATCTGGTACTACGGCAACATGGCCCGGACTGCATGGGCAGATTCAGGCTTAAGAGATTATCCAGTAGCTGCTACGTATCTAGGCAACTTAGTCAATCATGAGCTTGGAGTCGATGACGACTCCACCGGGACTCCTGTAGCTATCCCGGCATCTATTACATCTTCTGAGTTCGACGCAGATGACGGTGACAAGTTTGTCTTCATTAAACGAGTTCTGCCGGATCTTACGTTTAGAGGATCAACCGCCGGAAGCCCGAGTGGGGTGTTGACGTTTAACGTACTTAAGAACTCCGGGTCTGGATATATGTCTCCGGCCTCGGAAGGCGGGAGTAACGACGCCACGGTGACTAGAACAGCTACGGTTCCTATCGAAGCATTCACCGGGCAGGTTTATGTACGGCTCCGTGCTAGACAGTTGTCTATGAAGTGGGAATCAACAGGTTTAGGCGTAACATGGCAGCTAGGTGCTATGAGGCTAGACATGCAGCCTGACGGCAAAGCATCTGGATCGGGGGTTTCCGGTGGCTAACTTTGTTGTTACAACTGACTATGCGCTTAGGCAGGTTCCGCCTCCGGCGTTACCTAGCGCTCAACCTGCGTACTCTCAGGCGTATCAGGATCAGTTTAATAATGTTCTAAGGCTGTACTTCAACCGCCTAAATTCGCTGCTGGGGCAACTTATGGCAACCGGATCTTCCTCATCAGGGATTTTGATTTCCTTCCCCCCGACTGCGTTAGATGCGTTTGGGCGTCAACGAGTAAGCCAACCTTACACGTTGTTCGATAGTCAGAATCGCTATGCTGCTGATAACCAATTTAGTACGTTTACCAGCGGGACAGGTTCTTCGACATATAACGCCAATCAAGCGTCAATGTCTCTAACGGTCACAAGCGGTGGAGTTGGTCAGGTTATTCGCCAGACCTTCCGTAGATTCCCATATCAGCCGGGTAAAGGGCTGTTGGTATTAGCTACGTTTGTCATGAGTGGGAGTACGGCCTCCTCTCTTTATCAACGCGTAGGGTACTTTGATGCACAAAACGGCGTGTTCTTCCAACGGCGGACAGGTATTAATTCATTCGTTCTGCGTTCTTATATCTCTGGCTCTGTAAGCGATGCACGGAAAGTAGATCAGTCAGATTGGAACGGCGACAAGTTAGACGGGACCGGAGCAAGCGGATTAACGTTGGACGTTACTAAAGCGCAGATTTTATGGATGGACTTTGAATGGTTGGGTGTTGGGTCTGTGCGCTGTGGTTTTGTTATTAACGGTCAATATATCGTTTGTCACACATTTAATAATGCTAATGATATTTCTACCGTTTATAT